CTCTGAAAGAGGATGCGATCTTATGACGATCTGGGAACGGGTGAAATCTGCGCTGAGTGGGCTGAGCGTCCCGATGGCGGCGAACGTTTATGTTCCGGCCAGCGAAACCGAGCGGCCGGATACGTATATGGTTTACATGTTAGTGGCCGCCCCGACCCTACAGCACGCCGATGACAAGGAAACCCTGCGAGAACACAGCGTTCAGGTGAGTATTTTCAGCAGGGGCGGCCTGGTGAGCCTCCCGGACGTGGAAAGTGCGATGAAGGCAGCCGGTTTTATGTATGAGACCCAACGTGAGCTGCCCTTTAACCCGGAAACCGGCCATTATGGTCTGGCGATGGATTTCAATTTTGTAGAAGATAAGGAGTAGAGACGATGATTAAACAAGATGAGTACAAGTCGGTTGTCGGGGTTGATGAGGTCCATCTGGCCCTGGTGACCCAGGATGACGCGGACGATTATGCGGCCGAGACGCCGGAATATTTTGCGCCGGCGATCAACGTTGCGGCCGAGCCCAGCACATCACTTGAAACCCAGTATGCCGACAACAAGCCATTTGACGTGATGACGGGTGAGGGCGAGACGCAGCTCACCCTGGACGTCACCAACATCCCGCTGGCAACACTGGCAACCTATCTCGGCAAGCAGTATGACGCCGCGACCGGCCGGATTTTTGACGCCGGCGGCGAGGCGGTCCCTCCGGACGTGGCCCTCAGTTTCCGGTCGATGAAATCGAACGGGCACTATCGGTACTTCCAGTACCTGAAGGGTAAATTTTCTCTTCCGAAGGACGAGGCTGGCACCAAGACGGAATCAATGGACCCAAAGCCCAGCCAGATCGTTTACACAGGTGTGAATACGATCTACAAGTTCGACCTGGGCGATGGCGGAGACGAAAAGTCGGTGAAACGGATCGTCGGGGATGACGACGCGTTGAACTTCTCCGCGACCGGCTGGTTTGCCCAGGTGCAGACACCTGAGGTGACCGTCCCGAGCGCTTTGGCGCTATCCTCCAGCGTGCCCGTTGATGACGCTGAGGACGTCTCGATTTCCGCGGATCAGACCCTGACTTTCAACAACGCCCTGACGGCTGGTTCGGTGTATGGGATCAACCTGATCGATCTCTCGAATGGCAGCCTGGTTCCCGCCTCCGTGGAACTGAACGCTACCCGGAAGATCGTCACCGTGAACCCCACAAGCGACCTGTCGAATCTGCAGGAGTATCACCTGGTGTATGCGGTGACCGATATCTACGGGCAGACCGCGAACGGCGTGATCAGCTTCACGACTGTGGCTGGAGGTTGATCTTCAGCACTTGATCCAAATCCAACACATCCCCCCTGCAAGGGTTGCAGGGGGGAGATATCGAGGTAACGATGCCTAAAAATGCACCAATGGTTGTGCACCTGTACGGCGATGACAATGAGGTTGTTAAGACCTTTACCCGGTCGTTCGTCCCCTGGAAGATGCTCAAAAAGGCGGTCAAGCTCAGCAAGCAGGTCAATTTTGAGGATCTGAAAGCTGAGGATGTGGACCAGATCGCCGGGCTGGTGGTGGAAGTTTTCAGCGACCAGTTCACGCTCGAGGACCTGGATAACGGCGCAGATGTCGGCGAGATGCTGGCCGTGATCCAAAACATTGTGGCCAGAGCTAATGGCGTTTCGCTAAACCCTACACCGCCGGAGAGCTAGACGCTCCCGGAAGATATGCGGCGGCGGACGACGCCGAGAACGACCCGACGGGGATCGGATGGCTGATCGATCTGGAGATCGTGCTGGTGAAGACCTTTGGCTGGAGCCTGCATGAAATCGACTGCACGGACATCGAAAGCCTGATGCCTTTCATCCAGCGGCTCCTGGAGGATCAGCGGAAACCCGCAAAGACCAAGAAGACCTATTGTGACGAGGTGGACTGGCTATGAGTGATCACCCCCTCAGCGGGAAAATTGGACTTGATACGACCGACTTTAAAACAGCGGTCTCTCAAATTAACCGGGATCTGCGGCTGATTGAGAGCGGGTTCCGCGCGTCCGCGGCGTCCCTGGGCGACTGGGGAAAGAACATGGACGGGCTGAACATGCGGATGGGCGCGCTGACCGAGGAGATCGAACTCCAGCGGGCGAAAGTTGACCTGTTGAAGGGCGAGTATCAACGGGTGGCCAAGGAAAAGGGGGAGAACTCGCGGGCAGCCCAGAACCTGTTGATCCGGATCAACCGGGAGACGGAGGGGCTGAACAAGAACCAGCGCGAGCTGACGGAGACCAGGCAGGCGCTGGACGAGATGGGGGATGGTAGCGACAAGACCGGCAAGAAGGTCAAGGGGATGGGCGATTATATCAAAGGGGCAGAGAAGAAGACCATCTCCCTGAAAGACGCGATGAAGGGACTCTCGAACATCGGCAAGACTGTTGTGACATCTTTGACGGCGGTCAGCCTGGCTGCCACCGCGGCAATGGCCGGTCTGGCTGTTAAGGCCGGCATGATGATCAAGGACGCGGCCCTGGCTGCGGCCCGAGTGGAGCAGGTGGCAGATGTCGCCCTACTAGTCGGGCGGAACTCCGGAATTGCTGAGGATCAGGTTTTGGGCGTGGCAGAGGCCTTGCGGTCGAAGGGGATCGAAGCGGAGAGCGCCTATCAGGCCGTGACCAAGCTGATGCAAGCGGACCTGGACCTGAGCAAGGCCGAGGGCCTGATGAACGTGGCCCGAGATGCGGCCGTGATCGCGGGCGAAAACACAACTGAGACGTATGATGCGATCACCACAGCCGTTTTGACGCTTAATACGCAGATGCTGCGGAACCGGGGGATCGTCTTCACGTCGCAATCGGCCTATGAGGAGTATGCCGCTGCGAACGGCCTGGTGGCCTCGCAGCTTACCGAAGTGCAGAAGCAGGCCGCCTTTGCCGACGCTGTGATCGCGGCGGGGATCCCGATCCAGGGCGCGTATGAGAAATCCCTGGAGAACCCGGTCAAACTGCTGGGGAGCTTGAAACGGGTGTTTAACGATATTGCCATCGGGGTCGGCGGGCCGTTCACCCAGAGTTTGACGAACATCATCGGTCCGTTTTATGAACTGACCAAGACCGTGGCTGGCATGGTGAGCGAGGGCGGATCCCTCCAGCCCATTTTGGAGACACTGGGCGGGAATTTTTCAGATATCTCTGAGAAGGCGGGCGGGGCTATTACGAGCCTGGGGCCGATGCTGGAGATGGTGGGGGAGATCGTGTCTGCCTTGATGAGCGGCGACGTTGAAGGGGCATCCGGCATTTTGGATAGCCTGGTCGGGTCGCTGCTGGATCTGTTCGAGGGCGTTGGGGGCGCCGGCGAGGGCGGGGGCGGCGTGAACATCCTCAACTTTTTGATCGAGGGGATCACGAACAACATCCCGCGGATCATGGACCTGGCGAGCGGGCTGCTGATCAGTTTTGTAAACGGGATTGTTAACCGGGTTCCTTTGCTGCTGGAGGCTGGTACACAGATCATCATCGGGTTGGTGAACGGGCTGCTGCCCCAGATTCCGACGCTGATCACAACGGCGGTTTCGGTGATCGAGACCCTGCTGGAGGGGTTGCTGACGGCGCTGCCCATTTTACTGGAGGCTGCGGCGGAGATCATCCTGGCGATTGCCAACGGGCTGATTGCGGCGCTGCCGACACTGATCCCGACCGTCTTCCAAATTTTGTTTAAACTGATCGATACGCTGATGGCGAACCTGCCGATGATCATCGAGGCGGCGTTCATGCTGGTTTTGACTTTGGCGACGGGGATTGCCGAGGCGCTGCCGACGCTGATCCCAACCGTGGTCGGGATTATCCCGCAAATCGTGATGACGCTTTTGGAAAACCTCCCCCTGATCATTGAAGCGGCTTTGAACCTGATCATCGGGCTGGCCGAGGGCATTGTGGCTGCGATCCCCGTTTTGATCCCGGAGATCCCGAAGATTGTGCAAAAGGTGGTCGAGCTGCTGATCCAGAGCGTTCCGATGCTGCTGGTGGCCGCTGTGGAACTGATCGCGGCGCTGGCGCTGGGGCTGGTGGAGAACCTGCCCTTGCTGGTGCAGGCGGTAATTGATATTGTGGTGGGGATCGTCAACGCCTTTTTGGAGACCGACTGGAAATCAATTGGCGATGACATCGTGGCCGGCATCCAGAACGGGTTTTTGGGAAAGTGGGACGACTTTAAGAAAAATATCACTGAGAAGTTTAACGGACTGGTGAGCGGGATCAAGGGCCTGCTGGGGATCGAGTCCCCGTCGAAGCTGTTTGCCGGGATAGGCGAGAACATGGCGGCCGGCCTGGGCGGCGGTTTCGGCGACGAGATGGACAAGGTTAACCGGGATATCCGGGATACCGTGGGCGAGCTGGAGAGCGGCTGGAACTTTGGCGGGATGCAATTGGCCGTCCAGGGGGCAGGGGCGGGCGGATCCAACGCGGGTCTGGTGATCAACGTCACCGTGAACAAGGTGAGCGACGAGATTGACGAATACCGCCTGGCCAGGAAGATCGCGGAAGAAGTGAGAAAGAGCAGCCGATAAAATGATCCATCTATCTTTTGTGCAACGTGCGAACGGGACCACCATCAAAACACTGGATTTCAACGCCGGCGGGCGAATTGTCGCGGGCAACTTCACCCCGCAGACGGGTGGGGAGAAGGAAACCGTCATGGACGCGTTTGATCTTTTCATCAGCGGGGGGAACGCGGCGGGCCTGCAGGCCAAGGTGCGGGAGATTGAGGCGATGCTGGCGTTTGCGAAGGCCCACCCCCGCGGGCCGGAGGGCGTGTGGGTGTTGTATTCTCCGGACAGCGGGATCACGGCCTGGCAATCCCGGCTGAGCGATGGCGCTTTGCTG